CCTTGGTGAAGATAAGCAAATTTGGGGAGCGGGTTAGTACACCTCTACGGAGGCGCTGGAAAGCCCGTACAGCTAAAAGGAGGAACATCCCTGTGAAGCGAGCAAAGAATCTCTTTGAGAAGCTCGTATCTGATGACAACCTGCTGCTTGCCATCGACGAGGTGAACCGCACCCACCACTGGCGTACGCACCACCGTCCGAACTCCTGCACCGCATGGGTGGAGGAGACGAAGGAGGAGCGCGTCGTGGAGCTGCGGCAAATCATCATCGACGGTTTCGAGCAGAAGAAGCCCCATGTGTCCCAGCGGTGGGACGCCAGCGCCCGGAAGTGGCGCACGGTCAGCGAGCCGGCCCAGTGGCCGGACCAGTATGTTCATCACGCGCTGATTCAGGTCTTGCAGCCAGTGTTCATGCGCGGCATGGATTACTACTGCTGCGGGAGCATCCGCGACCGTGGTCCGCATCACGCCCGGAAAGCCATC